GTTACTTTTGCTCCTGGAGCAGTTCTACCTTTTTGATATTCTAAATTTTGCTCTGCTGCTGTCCTAACTCCTGCTGTAATCTTAAAATCCCAAGGGCTTATTAAAATTAACTCTTTTAAAAAATTTACCAGGTTTGGATGTATCCCTTTTAATTTATCCAAGCTAGTTTGTGATAAAGTATACATATTTATCAACTCCTTTATATAAAATTATTAAACTGACCTTGTAATTTGCCATTTAAAGCCATCAAAAAAAGGTAGCTATATAAAACTACCTTTAATGATAGAAACTCTTTAAATTAGCCTTTTGCTAGTGTATTATGTATTTCTTTTCTCTTATTTTCAAATTCAGCTTTTGTAACTTCTTTTGGGTTGATCTTAGTTTTGAAATAATGCTCTGTATCATATACTGACTGAGTAAATGTTTTTCCATAACTAGCTAATATTAAAGATTTTTCTAAATTTAATTCTAATCCAAAATTATCTTCAAAATACCAAGTGATTGGTTTTTCTTTACCATAAACAGTCTTTTCTGCTAACATAAAAGTTACATTTGAAGCTAATAAGGTTATGTCCTTATCTCTGCATTTCTGTCTATGTTCTTTTCCATCAACTTTGTAATCAAACCCATATTCCAGAGATTTTGCTTTTAAGTCATCTATTAAATTCATATAGTCCTGATATTCTCTTTCATTATCTAACAACCATAAACCCTTTTCTTTATTCCAACTAAGATACTTAGGATTTCCACTTGGTTTAGGTATTACTATTAATTTCTTATCTTTTATGATTTCTCCATCTTCAAGCTGCACATCTATTCCAGCTCTAACTTTTTCTTCCCTTGTCATTTCTCTAAGGGTATCATCTTTATAAATTGGGTATTGATAAGTAACATCTGTGATTATCACATCTGTTGTATATGCAGGAAAATATGATAAAGGTGATTTTAAGACATCTTCCAAGCTTTCTGCGTAAACAGAAAATATCAATTTTTCTTTTTTATAAAAATTTATTGTTTTCATTTAATAGCTCCTTTCAATTTTATATAATTAAGCTTTTAGTCTTAAAAGTACAATATTTGCTTGAGTATTATTATCTAAAGCATGGCTTCTACTAAACTTTATAACATCTTCTGTTGTAATATCTGTAATAGTGGATATAGTAGCTGTTTCTTCATATTTATTATAAAAAAAAGTTGGATTAACAGCTGTATTCACTATACTTATATTATTTTTTAAAATACTTATTGTAGAAGAAACTTTATCTACAGCTGAAATTCTAGCTGTAAAAATAATTAAATAAAGCCCAGATTTCTTGATTTTAACTTCATATTCTTTATTACTTAAAGAAATTTTATCTAAATTTAAATTCCCAGTTATTTTAGAGCCCCATTCATATGTAGCATAAAAACTTAATACATTTTCCAATATCTCCAAAAGTGAGTTATTATCTAAAGGAACAAAGTTAGCTACATTTGCAGAAATATCTTGGTTTTGATTTAAACACTTGTACATCTTTCTAGTATTTCTATCATAGTAAAGGTAATTCACATCTTTAACTCCTGGTTCCTGTATATCCCCACCATACCCAACACATCCAAAAATTCTAGCCAACATCATTCCCTCTAATGCTTTTCCTTCTTCTGTTCCAAATTGTACAATTCCTGCTTTCTCTCTTGTTGCTCCATTTTTAATTTCTGTGACAGCATTATTTAATTTCTCTGTTTCCTTATCTATCAACTCTGCATTGTGATTAAAATTTTCTACATTGTAATACTCATTTCCTTGCGGTTTCATTAGTCTTAGATATTTAGTGTATTCAGCCATTTCTATCTCCTTTCATCATATATACTTTTATGTGTCTTATTCTTTAATTCATCATTTTTATAGTTACTAAGTTCTATGTGTTTATGATACTTACCTACTGCTGCACTATCCTCATATAATCTAGTGTCATAAATTTGTTTATGAGTTTTTAATTTTAAAGAATTATGTAATAAGTAAGCTACTTGATTATGTGTGTTATATCTAAACTCAATATTAAAATTTAGATGTGCTGGCTTATTGATATAAATAAAATTTTTGAAATTATCCAGGTTCTGAGGTATTCCAACAACAGATGTAAATTTTATTGTAAATGAGTAATTTCCATAATCCTCAACAACTTCAATTTCTCCATTTGTGAATATCTTAGCTTGTTCTTTTAAAACATGAGGTGTAAAAATATTTTTTGATAGTAAAGTATAAATAATTCTGTCTTTTCTATCTTGTAAACTCCAACCACTCTTATAATCTAGTTCCATAAATCTTTCATAGTTTGCTACTTGCTGTTCATTAAAAAAAGCTATAAATAATAGCTCTTTGTATTTCTGTATATCATTTTTAGCATATTCACAGATTAAGTCTAATGTTCTGATTAAATCTTCTTGTAAACTATTTCTAGCTACTTTAGAAACTTTCTTAATTAATCTATTGCTCATTTATAATCACTGTCCCAACTATCAATATCTCATCTTCTGCTATTTCTAAGTTAGAATTAGAATTGTTTACTTTTACAAAGTTATCATTTACTCCATCTATTTCTAAAATAGCTTTCTCTAAACGATTGATAGATAAAATTGTTTTATTAGATTTCTCAAAAGTAGTATTTCCAGTTTTTATAACAGCTTTTAAAAGAGATTCAATCTTTTCTTTTACATCAGATATGGAAAAACCTGCTTTTAATATAACCTGTATACTTACATTTATATTTTTAGCAGTAAAACTGTCAACAGTAACATCAGCCCCAACTGGTCTTCCATCATCTTTTTGTATTCTTTCCCTAACTTTCTGTATTAGAGATGAATCAGCCACATCATTATTATAGTTAGCAATTAGTACTTTAACAGTTCCATTTCCATTCCAAAGAGGCTTTATTAATACTTTTCCAACTCCATCAACTTGCTTAGCCCATTGCTCATAATCATAAACATTTCCACTATGAGCAGGTCTTGTAGCTTTTTCCTTAGCTCTTGCAACTAATACAGAATTAGGCTCTTTATCATATCCATTTATAATTTCTTTTTCATTTATAACACTGTAAATATTACTATTTTGAATTTCAAAAGTTGTAATTTCTCCTATTGCAGCATTACCTATTTTTCCTTCAGATAAGCATTCTATTTCTATTTCTGCAACTCCAGTTGTACTCAAGTATTCTTTCTTTAAAGATTTATATTTTATACCATCTCTATTAAGAAATATTGTATTTTCTTCTATGATAGAGTTAGCTTTTCCTGTTACTTTTAAAACACCTTTTGCCTTAGTTCCTGATCTTCTTTTTACTCCAAACATTAGAGCATGTTTATCAATGTATTCATCTTCTGTTGCAGTATCAATAAAAGTTTGTTTTTCCCAAAATTCTAACTCTTTGTAAACTTCTTCAGCTGTTATTCCAAAAGTGGTAGCAATATCAAAATTGAAAGTACCCTCCATTTTTGAAAGTGGGTTTTTAAGATTATCTAAGAAATCATTTCTTAATTCTATTTTATCTTTCATTTACACCTCCATTTCTAGCTCCCCATACACAGTTTTAACATTAAAGGTTATTTGTGGAACATATTCATCTTCATTAGAAATCTCAAAATTATAACATTCTAAAATATATGGATTTACTAATAAAGTATCTCTTATTTGGTTAATCATTAATGCATCTTTTACAGATTTTTGATAGACAGTACCAATATTAGTTTCTAACTCACTTCCATAATTGTCACTGTGCACATCAGTATATCTAAATCTTTCAGTTTTTAACGCCTTAAATATCCATACTTTTAAAGCTTCATTTTTCTCTAAAACTTTAATATCGTTATTTTCATCTTTTATATATTCTCCAGTTTTAAAGTCTATAGCATATTCTTTAAAAATTGGAATTTCTTCAGCTTCAGTTTCTATCTTTTTAAGAAAAATATTAAAATCTTTTTCCACATTACACCCCCTTTATTGCACCACTAGGCATTTTAACTATCTTTGTTACAACTACATAATGCACTCCTAAAACAAGAACTAACACTTCATCCCCTTTTTGAAGTGTATCCTCAAACCAAATATCTTTGTGAGATTTGTAAGTGCCACTGCCCTCATATTTCCCACTTCCAGTTAATTTTGGTATATAATGCCCTGCTGTATCAGATGTAGTATTGTCATAGTCATAGTTAGATACATCTATTTTTATTTCATCAATAACACCATCTATTGTATAATCCCTATGATAATGAGGTAATAGATAATTACTGCAATATATTTGCTCTGTTGGTATAACTTGTCCATCAAATTCAATAGTTAAGTTTGGTGGTGGAGTAACGACAGAAGCCTTTATGATAGATGTTCCTTTTGTGGCTTGACCTATCATATCACCAATTAAAATTCCTAATTCACTCATTTTTTCTTTTTATCCCACCCTTCTGGAAATAATTCATCCAACTTACTTTTCTTCTTACCTTTTTTCTTTTTCTTCTTTTTAACTTTTTCTTTATTCTCAAATTGCACTTTATCCATAACATTTTCAAAAGCTAACTCAATATTACAGAAATATGTTTCTCCTTCAAATATATGAGTATCTGATTTAACTAAGAAACTCCCAATAAGCCCTGTATGAGGCTCTTGTATTCCAATGTTATAACCTGCTTGAATTAATATGTTTCCCAAGCAATATATCCTTGCACTTTTCTCTACGCTTTTTAACATATCCTTAGCATTTGCTATATTATCTACATCTTTTTCATATTGCATAACTTGTTGGAATAGTCCAAATTTCTTTTTATCTTCTGCATTTTCTACTTTATTGAGTATTTGTTGTTTTTCATTTTCTACTTTATAGATAACGATTTGATTTATCAGATTCTCTATGCTTTCTTCATATGAAGAAGTTGAAATGTTGTCAGCACTTGTCAAAAGAACATCTGTATAAGTACCTTGTTCAATTACATCTATTGCTTGTTCATTGCTCACAATAGAATAAATCTTTTTATTTTTTCTATGTTGAATAGTGTAAGCATTCAATATAATTTCATAGCCAGTTCTATCAATAGCTGGATAAGTACAAGTAACCTCATCTTTGGGAATTTTGCCTGTTTTTAAATTAAGTTCTCCACAAATTTCTTTTAATATTTCACTTGGCTTTTTTCTAAAAAAGTTCTTAACAAAGTTATTCTTATTCAGATAAATAGAATTGTCATATGCATAAAAACTTTTTAATTCAGTTTCCCCTTTCCTAGAATGTTGAAAAACCTTACCATAAAATAACTTTTCATCTTCATAAGAAAATATAATTTCATCTCCAATATAGGTTATGATATCTCCTAGATACTCAACTTCTAGTTTCCTTGCAGTTCCATGAATTGCTCCACTCCAAATAACCCTAGTAAATATATTTTTATACTCTTTTCCATTTACATATATTTTTAATTTCTCCATATATTTACCTCTCTAATAGTCCTCTTGCTACATCAGATAAGGTCTTGTTTTTCTTTATTTCTACAAGAGTTATTTCTACATCTATATCTCCAGTTCTTTCAGTAACTGAAAAATACAAAGTTTGGATATAGCATTTAAAAAAAATGTTAAATTCTGGGATAATTAAAGTTAGTTTTTCCTTATCATCCTTTAATTTTTTTAAGGTTTCCATAGAGTTAGTAGGAGCAGTAGACAGAACAAAATTAAAAAAAGGAGATTTCATACTTGGTAAAAAAGTAGAAAAACTAATCTTTTCGGCTTTTCTATTTCCAATCAATGTTTTTTCCCCTAAATCAATTATTTTTATAGTTTGTAAATCCTGCTCACTCTCTATCCTTAAATCCAATGGTGGTACTACAAAGAAAAAAGGAGTATTAGTGTTATCTTTAACCAGGATAAATGTTGGTCTCATAACATCATCTCCTTATTTTGTTATTTGTACAAAATTTCTTAATTCTGCAATTATTTTTTGTTTAGACATCTCAGCAGTTTTCTCTATATCAACTTCATTTTTTATTACAACTCCCCCCATATTAACATTTACTTGAGGAGAAAATGTAACATTTTGAGGAGGTATTTTAATATCATTATTATTTTTTTTGTCTTCTGGAACTTTTATTTTTTCAGAAGGTTTAACTATATAATTTGGATTTTTACTCTCTACTACTATTTTGTTATTTTTTCTTTGCTCTTCAATAACAGAAATTAATTTTGCTGTAAATCTATCATAATTAGTGCTTACTGTTTTTATTATTTCTTTTTTAGGTTCTTCTTTTTTGCTGGGAACATTATTTCTATTGTTTGAAAGAGTTTCCTTTTTCTCCTTATCATTTTTAATATCAATCATTGGAGAAAATGTTGGAGTTTTAAGTCCTAATTTATCACTGACTTTTTCTAAATCTGATTTCTCTCTCTTTGGAGTTGAACTACTGATTATTGGTGGAGTATTTAAAGATTCTACAGTCTTATTTTTCATTAAAAGTTCTTCTTTTTTTAAATCTTCTGGAGATAAGCCCAGTACTTTTAAAGAAATAGGATCTTTTTTTAAGTTTTCAACTTTTGATAAATCAAGTGATGCCAATACCGTATTTTTTTCTAGACTTATTTGTTTTTGATAATCTTCTGATTTCCAGCCTGCCATTTTATTTTCTCTTTCTACATCTAATCTTGCTTGTTTATCTGCTTCTTCCCTAGAATACCCTTGTTTCATATATTTATTTGTGTAACTAGAAACTCGAGCTCCTTCAGCAACACTTTTCCCTAACTCTAATTTATCTCCAACAAATTTACCTGCTTTATATGCAGCATAACTTCCTGCAACATATTTCCCAGAACCTGGAAAAATCTTTTCTGCCATAGCTGCTGTTTTTAATGCTGCAAAGCCTTTTATAGCTTCTGCTGTAAGAGCAAATATTCTATTAAAATAAGTTTCTACATTTTCAGTATTAAAAGTACCTTTTGAATTTAACTCTGCCATTTTACTTGTAAACTTATTTATAAAATCTACTGCTGTTGGAGCTAAACCTTCTCCAATAGATATTCTTAAATCTTCAACAGCACTTCTAAATTGAGCTATTTTATCTTTTGTATCTCCACTCATCTCTTTTGTAAATTTATCTGTTGCTCCATTAGCATTTTTTATAGCATTTTCTGTTTTTTCCATATCTTCTTTAGTAGTTCCTAATAGAACTGAAAAAACTCTCATTCCTTCTGTTCCAGCAATAGTAGCTAAGAAATAGTTTCTTTGTTCTTCTGTCATTCTTGCTAACACAGGCTTCATCTCATCTACAATTTTTCTTAATCCTTTAAATTTTCCTTTATTATCGTATAATGATATACCAACTTTTTTCAAAGCTTTCTCCATATCAGGAGTAGCTTTTGCAAGTCTTGTATAAACACCCCCTAATAATCTTCCAGCTTGTCCTCCTTTTATACTGTTATTTGCTAAAGTTCCTAAAATTATATTTACTTCTTCCATACTTTCAAAATTTCTTGAAGTGGATGCAACATACTTATATGCTTCTCCTAGCCCTGCTATACTTGTATTTGTATTGTTAGCTGTTGCTGCCATAACATCCATAAAGTGATCTGCATCTTGTAATTTTAATCCAAATGCAGTTAAGTTATCTGTAAGAATATCTGATGTGCTAGCCAAATCTTCACCAGAAGCGATAGAAAGTTTTAAAAGTTTTGGCGTCATTTCCAATACTTCATTTGTTTTCATACCCGCCATAGCTTGATACATTTGGGCTTGTGCCACTTCTTGTGCCGTAAATCTTGTACTTCTTCCCAGTTCTCTTGTTTGAGCCATTAGCATATTTTCTTCAGCTGCTGTTGCTCCCATAATAGCTTTATTTCTTCTGACTTGATCCTCTAAATCAGCAAAAGCAGTTAAAGAACTTCCAGCAATAGCACCTATTCCAGCAAGTCCACCAATAGCGACTGCTCCAAATTTATTAAGCCCACTATTAACTTTTTCCCAATTCATAGATTTAGCTTTTTGATAAAGTCCAGCAAGTCCTTTTTCTGCTTTGGATATTACAGCTGTAAATTTATCTTTAAGTTCCAATCTAGCACTTAATACATGTTCCAAATTCTCACCTCCAATAAAAAAGAGGAGCTTTTATACTCCTCTTAGTGTTTATTAAATATATTTCTTAAATTCTTCAATCATATGTTCAAAATATCTAAAATTAGGAATTTCTTTATTGCAATACTTTGCTTTTTCATGAACCCAGTATCCATTTTGTTCTGTTTTCAAGTTGTATTTATTAGAAATGATACCTATCTTTTGAACAGATACTCCTAATTTTTCTGCTATTTGAGTGGCAGTTATAGTTTTTGCCTCTACTTCAGGTGGCGGGATTAGTTCTCTTCCTGTTAAAACTTTTGTTGCTTCTGATACCAATATTTCCTTATATCTTTCACTTTTTGAGAATGGTATTAAAGATTTTAACATTTTAGCCATTCTTACATTTGCATTTTTTTCCATTATTTCAAGTCTTTTATCTTTGTCTATACTTGATTTAATCTCTTTAAGTTTGAAATAACTATCCACAAGTAAATCTTGAACTTTCCAAGATAGGTCATCATTAAACGCCTTAGTTAGTTTTAAATATCCCCTTTCTGTAAATAAAAATATTTCCTTGACATTATTAGGTATTTTCTGAATCGTTTTGAACGATGCTAAAAATTCCTTTGAAGATATTTTAAAATAATCTCTATTTTCTTGAAATTTATCTATATTATTTCTAAAAACTTCATTTACATGATATACTTGTTTTTCATGTACATCTGCTATATCCCAAGCAGTTACTACTCTTTCTTTTTTATATTCTTTTATACCAAGTTCTACATTATTTATTTTTACCAATTTATTTTCCATTTTTATTCACCTTACCTCTTTTCTTTTGATATTTCATACCTTGTCCAAAACCAAACATAAAAGCAGTTCCTATCATTTCAAAAATTCTTTTTGAATTATCTCTAATATTATTTAATTGGTCAAATGTCATATCATAATGAGTTGTTAAGTGTTTTCTACTTTCTTTGATTACCTTTTCCATATTTGCATACATAAAAAAATACCTCCATTTTAATTTTTTAGTTGCCAAAATAGAGGTATGCAGTGTATAATATTTACATACCAATACTTTGGTGGTAGAGTGTTTAATACTTTTAGCGGGGTATAACACTCTTTTTTAATTTTCTAAGTCATCTTTTAACTTCTTTATACCAATTCTTATAGCCTCTGCTGGTTTGACTTCTTTTTTTAAACAATATTCATCTAAAGTTTTTTTGCTTTCTTCATCAATTCTAACAGTTATTCTATGAGATTTCGGTTCATCGGTTGGACGACCTATTTTTTTAAGCAATTTCATCACCTACCTTTTGTCTGACAAAATTATACAATAATGTCTGACAAAAGTAAAGAGAAATTTTTTAAATAAAAGAGAGTTAAAAAACTCTCTTAATCTCTAAAGTTATTTTTTATTCTATTTCTTTTATAGTAACTCCTTCTAATACATATCTTATAATAGCTACAAGAGAGTAAACTATACCAAAGATATAAGATAGCATAGGAACTATACCAAACAAAAATATACTATCAGTCATAAGTGCTCCTTCAAGAAATCCTACCAAAAAAGAGGCTATAATATTGAATATTATTGAGGCTAACAAGCATTGTCCTGCCAATAATAAACAATCAAAAAACTTGTAATCAAACTCAAACTTATACTTTTTCATAAATCTCTCCTCCTAAAATGAATTTAATATACCATATTATAGCATTATTCTTTTAAAAGGTACATATAAAATAAATCTTTTTCAGAAAGTTTTCTAAGTTCTTCTAAAGTATGCCCTCTATTTAGATAATGAGCGACTGTACTTAATTTCCAGTCGCTCTCTATTAGTTTTTTGTTTCTTCAACAATACTAACTAAATCTTTTTCTCCATATCCAGAAGCTACTAAGATTAAATCTGCTAGTCTATAAATAGTTGGGTCTTTTAAAACTTTGCTCACAACAGAAACAGGATTACTCTTACAGCCTAACTTTTCTATTAGTTTATCATCTCTAAAAATAGGACAAGAATTATAAATTACTTCTAAATCTTTGTCCTTTTCTTTTGATAATAATAAATCTAAGTAATCTTCTTTGTTTAAAAGCTCACACTCTAAATCTCCATCTAATTCTTTTACATAGATTTTTACTTTTTCTCTTTTATCACTATTTATTTTTTTACTATTTTCAAGTAGCATCTCAGCTGTAACTAACATTTAACCCTCCTATTTTATATCATTTTCATATTTTAAATCTTCTGGAGTGAATCCAAATGGATACTCTTCCTCAACTACTTCTCCTTTTGTAATGTTAATTAAGTCTATTGAATTAAACCAAACATTATCCAAAGAGATTCTTTCTTCTTGTCTTCTAGGTGTATCTGGGTCAGATAAGTTAGTTACTATTCTAACTCTAACATCTCTTCCTTTTATCAATTTCTCAAGTATTTTCTTACCTCTTGAATATACTTTTTCAAGAGTAACACTACCCTCACCTTTTAAAGCTACAATCTTACTGTCCACAGATAAGCCTAATTGTACATCTTTTCTGTCAGCTGTTACCTTTGCATTTACTTTTGTAAATTCAGCTATTTTTTCATTATCTATCCAAAGAGTGCCGTGTGCCCCAGCAATGGTATGGTAGCCTCTTATATTTGTATCTGCCATTTTTACCTCCTATCACATCTTTATTGAAATTGAAAGATTTGACATTGTATCTGCAAATCTAACATCACCACTTAAAAATACATCATCACCAGATGGATATTTTAAAATTTCCATTTCTGTCATTTCTTCTGGATCTTTTTTATCTAAAACAATTAATCTCTTTTGTGCTTCTAAGTCTATTTCAATCTTATTATCATAGTCTCCACTTAATACATTTGGAGCCATTTCTTTAAAATAAACCTTAGTAACATTAGAGCAGAAATTCATTTTATTGTTATAGTCATTTATGTAAATTCCTAACCAATAATTTTTAAATGTATCTCTTATGTCATCAGTTATAAAGCACATTCCCTCAACTATTTTGATTTTTCTTGTATCTTTCTTCCAAGTGCTATCAAAAGTAGTTTTTGAGTTTACTCCATAATTAACCCTAACTTTTTCATCATCATTGTATAGAGAGAATTTACCAAGTTTAGGCTCAAAATAATCTACTTCTTTTAAATCACTCATTACAAAGTTATCTGCAGAACGATTAAGAGGCATTCCCGCTATAAGTCCTGCTATTGCTGCAGTGTATTCTTGAGCTGTAAATTCTCCATAAATAGATTTATATTCTCTATTTCCTAACTCTACAATAGCCACATGGTCTGTATTATTAGCAAAGCTAGAAACATATTTAACAGTTTTTCCTATTGCTCCATCATTTCCAAATACTTGTTTAACCCATGTTACAAGTTTTTGGTCATCTGCTTGTTCTGCCCCTGGATAACTTAACCAATGCATTTTTCTTTCTTTAAATTCACCTAGAACATCATCTAAGTTCTCTCCAGTTTGTAAAACTCTTATTAATACTTTCTTAGCTCCATAGTGCATTGCTAATTTAATGTACTTAACATTCTTAGCATCCCATTCTTTTTCTTTTAAATCTGTTATTGTTTTTAGAGTATTCCATTTAACAGTTTTTTTAGTATCTTTTAATATTAAACAAACTATACCTCTTTCACTTCTTTGAATAGCAGTTGTTGCAAGAGTTTTAAACTCTATATTAATGTTTGGACTAGCTTTTATTTGTCCTACTTCATTTCCCATTAATTGCTACCTCCTTCTTTAAATCTCAATTTTAAGTCTTGCATTAGCTCATAATCATAAGGTTTTCCATATAAGTCATATAAACTCAATGTAAAGACATAATGCCCAACTCTATCTACAATGTTTATATCTGTATTTCTTAAAGTTAGATATCTATCCAGTACATGCAAAACTTTTTTCCCTTCTATTTCAAATGCATCATCTAAGTTTTCTAAATTCTCTAATATCTCAGCATTAGTTAGCTTTCCATTAGTTTTTGGAAAATAAACAACATCAATATCTATTGTTTTTAATTCTCTATATTCGGAGTTAAACTCTTTTTTATAACTAACTAAATCTATATAAAAACAAGGCTTTTTAATATTGTCTATATCTTCACTATATGGATTTACTTTTAACTTTTCTGAAATAATCTTATTTAATGCATTTCTTATATCTGCCCATTTCATTTCTTTATCAATCCTCCATAAAAATTTTTTAAATCTTTATAGAATTTAATTTGCCTCATAGCCACTGCTGTTCTTAACATAAATCTACCTCTGACAAATTTAGTTTTACTTCTTCCAATTCTGTGTCCATATTCAACATGTGCAGCATAATTAGTCATGTTAAACACAATCTGAGTAAATTTTTTCCCTGTTATTTTTTTTTCACTTTCTCTTTGCCAACTAT